GTGAGAGAGACAAACAAGTTAGTTGACAGACTGGAAGCGCGTTATAACGAAAGGAGAGCAACAGCATGACTATTGAGCAGGCAATACAGATGATAAAAGACGCAATCGAAAACGGGTATTCTGCAACGGTTTTAATCAACGGTGAATACTACGACATAGAAAAGGAGACAGCAACATGAAGATCAACCACAACTATTTTATCAGGCTTAACGACGATTATCAGATTATCGCCGTTCTGGAATACGACAACAATGAATTGTTCCTTAACTATTTTCTGCAGGCTGTCGGCGGCGCACACCGTTTCTTTGTTGTCGGCGCAAGGTATCATCAGGCAGGAGTACCGCAGGATATTGACGCCGTGAGAGAAGAGATCAAGCGCCTTTATGATAACGGCTATTTCGATACAGATATTGCTGAGCATGAAGCATATAATCAGTATATCGAAGATCGAATGATCGACATTATGTTTAACGAAATTGAGAAGGGAGAATAGAACAATGGCAAAAGCAATTCACGTTTACACCGGCAAGGCAAGAGAGACGCATGACAGAGTGCGCGGAGAAGTTACAAGCGCCGTTATTAACAAGTGGTATCTTAACCGCGACAACGGTATCATCTGGAAGATCAATAGCCGCGGTTTTCTGCACGTTCTGCGCCCTGAGCCTTATAAGTTCTGCGGCAAGGTTTACTACCGCATGCAGGGATTCAGATTGACCGACGCTAATACGCTTGTAGCTACAAACTATAGCACACCGACATTCAGGGAGAACGAAAAGAGAGAGTATATCGCATATATTGAAGATCTCGTAGGAGAGAAGATAGAGCAGGAGGTATAAGACAATGGAAAAGTTTATGAGTGAAGTTACTGTATTCTTTGGCAACACGGCAAAGACAAGAACAATCTATCATGACAACGGCAAGCTGTTCGCAAAGAACAACGGGCAGTTTGTAGAAGTCAGACGGCTCGTACCAACTATGACATACAAGGCGGTTTGATCTCCGACACAACAAACCAAAGGGCGGCTAATAACCGCCCTTTTTTATTGCCCGTAATTTTCTGCCGTGTCGTCTATGCCGTCTATTTTGCGTTCTAAGACGTTCTCTGCATTATCCGATAAAGTTATCATTTTGTGATACAGGAGCGCTCAGGCGTTAAAATAGCCCTATTTCTGAGGCGCATACTTGCTCAATTCCTTTTCCATAACTTGTTTGAAGTCGTATAGAGCGTCATTCGCCGTGGTTTTGTTGGAATAGATCACGGCTATTAGCTTGCCGCCGATCTCTGTTTCAAGTCTGAAGAATCCGTCGCAATATGTTTTCATTCTGATATTGTTCATAAACTAACCTCATGCAGTAAAGACTATATCTGTATAACCTAATGATCTGAATATTGAGATTAACGTGTCAACTCTGGCTATACATCTGCCGTGTTCTACCTTGCAAATAAAAGAAGATGATACCCCGCTTTTCTGCGACAACTCGGTGATACTTAACTTCTGTTTTCTGCGAAGATTGCCGATCTGCTTTCCTACAGCGTGAACGTCGGTGATAAAGATATAGTTATGATTCATTCTCTGAGCTGTCCTTTTCTGCCCCTGATTTCGGCGGCAATTCGTTATCACCGCCGATATATTTGTATCTTTCCTCGATACTCTTAACGTCTATTACGGGCTTGATCTCGCCTATAATCTCATGTTCTACCACGTCTTTATAGCCAAACTGATTCTTTCCTATAAACATTCCATTAGCCGGTGGTATATCGCCGTCTAACATGTACTGTTCCCACAACGATTCATACAAGACATATATCTGGTGCAGGTATTCTCTGACTTCTATCGGGTATTGCTCAGTCTGATTTCTGCCGGACATGATCTGCCCTAACTTGTTCCTATCAATCCCTAACGATAACGCAAGCCCTGCAACCGTAGGCTTATTACTGTACTTCTCGATAATAGCTAAATACTGATTCACTCTTTCCTCAACTTCTGCCACGTCAAGCAAATTGACCTTATGATCTTTCTGCAACTGCAGCACTTCTTTATTCATCATCAGTATTTGCTGATATGCTTTTGCGCCCATGAACCTATCTAACCCCTTTCTGTAGGTAATCTGTCCTTTTAATCTGATCTTGTCTTTTGTCCTCAGGTTTTTGCGTAATCTCAGGCTTTTTTCTGCCCTCGAACTAAAAGAACCGCAATTCTTTGGCACGAATCCGCTGTTATACTGTTTCACCGCCATTTTCTTTAGCCCTTTTTTCTGCCCTTTTTCTGTCTCTTTCTGCCCTTCTGCGCATTACCAATGCTTCATACTTCGGCTCGTACCCCTGATACTTCCTGAACTTCTCAGGCGGCTTAGGCTGAATGAATAAACGATCTCCGTTTTCTCTGGAGAACTTAGCAAACTTGATTATCCCGCTTTTCGTGATCTCAATGTCATAAGGAATCCAACCTTCTTTTTCTGCTTCCCTTATATGCCATGCCATAGCGGTTTTCTTTACTGCTTTTCTGTAGTCCATATCACAATTCCTCGATCAATTTATATACTGCGATACTCGCCTTGCTTCCGTCGGCGTTGGTAACTGTTTTCATTCTCTTTTGTATAACACACTTGTATTTCGGGTCATGCCTCAGGTCAAATATCCTTGCTGATAGTCTGCGTATTCCCATGAAGTATGCTTCTCTGTCCGTGATCTGCTCATGTGTTCTCAGGTATTCCAATACCTTCTCATTCTGTGTCGGTGTTTTCATTTCTTGATCTCCTTTAATGTGCTTCCTATACTGGCAACCATTGATACTAACAGGAAAGTCCAAAAGTTAGTTAATGCTAATAGCAATATAACGATCACCTCAAACGCTGTCATTTTCTGCCCCCTTCTCCTTTTCGATCTCTTCTACAATATCAATAGCATTACTGCTGATATTGAGCATGATGTTCATTAGCTTTTTTCTGTCTCTGCACTTAGCGATTCTAAGCACCTGAGCGATAGCAAATGTCAATTCATCTACTATGTCTTTTGTATCACCTTCCAACCTCACGTTGCCCTTTTCTGCATGAATCATTGTTCGTCTATCCTTTCTATTATTATTTCTGTTCGCGGGTTATCCTTATCTATCCTCACCCGTGAACCGTCATGTCCTGCTATGATCTTATAATTATCATCTTCGATTATCCCGTACTTAACAAGTATATCGTCTATAGAAGCAATAAGATTGCTCAGGTCACAACGTCTTTGTGTCTGCCTGTAGAACGTGTACCGGATATTGACCGTCTCATTTATCGGCTTTGGTATCTTCCTCAGGAAGTACCCGCAATCTCTCTCATACTGCTTATAAGTATCACTCTGGGATATAAAAGGGATTGCATACCCGCCCCGTGACTGCCTGTACTTGATCTCCATGCTGTTTTTCTTAGTCTTTGGGTCAAGCGGTATCGTCGCCTCATACAGTATCATTCTGCTTTTTCGCCTTCCTTCTCTCTGCACATCTGCTGCATAAGCACTTGCCCTGTAATGTTCTCTCGTCCTGCTCGCCGCAATCAATGCACAATTTCTGTTCCCTTCTCACCTTGCGTTTTGCAGCAGTATTGATCTGACTTGCTTTACGTTGTGAGATATTCGCCCTGACAAGCACCCTGATTGCGCCGGTAATGGTTTTCTGATTGCTGAACCACTCGATACAGTCTGCGTCTTTCTGTTTGTCAAGCTCGAATAGATAAATTCTCTTCTTCTCCTTGTACTTGTTCACGTTCTTATAGTGGTTAGCACTATTTCTGTTATTCGCCATTGTTCCCCCTTTTCAAAAAATCTCTTAACGCCGTGGCGTCAACAACTTGTTCCTTCTGTTCTCTTGATCTCTGTACTGCTGTCATGGCAAGTCCTACAGCAAAGGTGAATCTGTCATTTTCTGGAATCTTCATTAACATCGTAGTTAATAGCCCTTCCATTTCCTCGGCAACTTCCGCGAACATTCCTTCTACCTCGATCACTACGCCGTCGTACTTTTTCTCTGCTCTAATCATTCCTTCCGCTTCCTTTCTAAGTTATTACAAAGTCCTTCATGCTCGCAGGTGATACCATATCTGCCGCTGTCGTATTCGATCATCTTCGGTTTGAAATACATACACCTCTCGCACCTGTCCTTATCCGTTACTGCCTTGCCGTCTATAGTCAACATATTACTTCTCCTTCGGCGGTGTTATCAGAACATATCCGGCTCTACCCGACTTCTTCACGGTCTTTGTCTTGTTGTACTTCTTGAACAACCTTGGGTGTTCCTCTGCAAAAGCCTTGCTGTCAAACTCGGTGATTTCTTTTTCTGATTCAGGTATTTCATCAACTCTCGTTATCTTATATCCGTTAGGCGTGTCCCACGTCTTAACATTAGCCTCCAACATTGCCGCATATAACTTGTCTTTCTGCTTCTTGATAACCTTTTCTTCCTTCTTGATCTCGGCTAACCTCTGTTCAAATGCAACTATTTTCTGCGATACCTCAACAAGTTCTGCAGGTATAAAGTCCTCTTCTGTCAACTCAGGGTTTTCTTTGAGCCTCTTTAAGTCCTCAATAAACTGAACTACCGCATTATTGATCTTGTTTACAAGCCCGCTGTCCTTAAACTCATTTAAGGTGAAGTCGTAAATATATAACATATCTGGGTCAAACTTCGTGCTTAAATCTTCGGGTCTGAGATAACAAGCTAACTTGCCGTATTCCTTCCCTGTCTTAACCATATAGAAACAAAGCTGTGCCTTGTATAACTCCATATTGCCGTCTATGTCCGATGTAGTCTTGATCTCTAAGATAGTATCTAAATTCTCTCCGTCCGTGTGGCAGCGATACCCGATAACCTCACCCTCGGCAACGTGCTTGCCCTCAACAAAAAGGTCAATACCCATATCATAATTGTAGTCGTTGATATAGTCCCTGATCTTCCCTTCCATTTCGTTGCCATATTCCGTATAGATATTAGAAATATCATCTGGCTTTATAATTTCCGCTTTTTCTTGGAGCAATCTCCACCTTGTCTTAAAAGGAGAAATGCCTAAAATGATACCTATGTCGCTTCCTCCCACATATCTGTGCCTATCAATCTTAACCGATTCTTGCATAGTTTTCCGTCCTTTCATTAAACATATTCCCAATGATAGCCGTGTGCAGTTCTGCGTTTACCTTTACAAGCACAACAAATTTTTCCAGATGATTTTACATTCATGCTTTCTGCGGCTTCTCGCATACTGACAAATTCTTTCCCGTCCTCAACTCTTCTAACTCTTATGGAATTGCTCTTTGCGATTTTGTCTTTCCACTCTTTAGAGTGATGTATTCCCGTTTGCCTTATACTTTGTTCCTTTCTTCTTTTTGAACTGTCAAGAACTCTATAAGCATGTAAATTGTTTTCGTGTGGGGTAGCCCATTCAAGATTATTCAAACAGTTATTAAGTTTGTTGCCGTCAATGTGATTAACCTGCTGTTTATTCTCTGGGTTCGGGAGAAAAGCTATGGCAACTAACCTGTGGATTGTTTTTCTCTTTTTGTTTCCTCTCTCGTCAAACAAACTAATATCATAATATCCCACACCCGATACCGTTGAAGTAAGGATTCTTCCAGTCTTATCATTCCTCACCTCGCCATAATTAGACACGGAATAATTAGGAAAACCCTCAATCTTTCGCCATTCTCGTTCCTGCATAGCTTGCCTCCTTCCTAAAACTGTCTATATATTACCACAACTTTATATTTTGTCAAATAAGAAGAGAACCGGCACAACACCGATTCTCTTCAAAGTAGGGGTATAAGAAGCTAAGGTATTAACCCTGCATGCGGTCGATCATAGAACGAATCATAGAGCGTTCCTGCTCTGTTCCTGCCTCGTTCATCATTTCTCTAAGCATTTGCATTTTATCTTCTTTTTCGCCGTCGTCGTAGGAATAACCGCCTCTTGAATAGCCTTCTCTTGAATAGCCTTCATTTCTGGCGTATCTTCCCATGCTGTCACGTTTGACATTACCGCGCCTGCCTCTTGCATTTGAATAACCGTCATCGTAGGAATATCCGCTGTCGCCGTAACGGTTATACATGATGATCTTTTCTGCGTTCTTAATGGAATTAAGAAGCGTGTCAATCACTTCAAGAGAGTTCATGTCAACATCGCCGCGCTTGATAACGTCCTCTAACTCGTGATGTAGCATTTCTTTTACTTCATTGTAAAGGTGCATTGTGTTACCCTCCTTTCTTATGCAGTCTTGCTGATCTTCAAACTGCCGTCTATTACGTTAATTAAAGGCGTAGGCGTAGTCGCAGGGTCGTTTACAGTACCATTTACGCTATCTACCGTGATAGTAAAGCAACAACCCTTAGGGATAGTTACCGTTGCTCTGCTCGTAACATTCCCGTATTCGTCAACTGCTGCAGGGGTAAAGATTGCTCTGCTTCCCTGCTGTTCCTCGCCCTGTACGATAATAGCCGTAGCAATAGGCGTTACCGCGCCGCCTGTAGGGATTGCCACGTTACCCGTAAAGACAACATCATATCTCGCATACCTGCCGTTAGGATTGTTAGGACAACCACGCAGAACAAATGTACCCGAACCGCTGTTGTGATATACACACCCGCGATCACAAGGAATTGAATCTATAAAGGAAATAGCCGTATTGAGCGCTACGCTCTCTATACTATCCCTCGTCAAATATTCTGCCATAGTATCACCCCTTTACATTCCGCAACCGCAACCTGTGTTCTGGTAGCAACAATTAGGGTTATTCACAATGTATGCAGGTCTGGGAGTAGGCAGAACATACTGCTCAACCTCGTTAGCAAGCGCTCTCTGTCCCGCCTGAATAGCCGCTGTCTGTACGTCCTGCGAAGCCTGACCCCTCGCGTAAAGAAGCTCTGATCTGAGCTGTGCGATAGTATCATTCTTAGCGTCGATCTTATCCTGACACATAGTATCAAGAATCTTTTGAGTGTTATTGTTAGAAGCAACAATAATATCTCTGATACCGTCGGACAATGCGGCTCTGTCGGCGCAATTCTCGCTCTGAACAAGCGCGGAAAGATTAGCTGTTGCAAGCCTGTTTTCGCAGCAGCAATTTGAGAGCTGTGACTGCAAAGCAAAGCTATTCTGCATGTCTGCGATCTGGCGTGAGTTAGCCGCGATCTCGCTCTGAGCAAAGCCGTTAGAGATTGCACTATTCACACTTGCAAAGCCGTTGCAAAGCTGTGTAGATATACCTGTCACGCCGTCTCTGATACCTGTAATGCTGTCGTTAAGCATGTTGTCACGGAATCCGCTGTTGATGTTCTGGGAATTGTTAAGCCACGGATATAAGCCGTCACCTCCAAAACCACCAAAGCCGTTACCCCAACCGCCGTTACCGGCAAGCAAGAGTAAAAGGATAATCCACGCCCACGAATCACCGCCGAAAGCGCCCATGCCGCCGTTAGCGTATGCAGGTGCTACGGGCATTGTGGTTACTACGTTTGAATCTGTTAATGCCATTTTGATTACCTCCTGTAAAATAATGTTTATTCCTATCGTTGCAACTAATGGAATCCGTTGTTTAAGCGCGTCCTTAGTTATTACTAAGTCCACAAAGTCGGTTATATCCGAAAAACATAAAAGCCGATCTATGTCACCTGAGCATATTTCTGATGTTCGGGTCGTTTCCAATCTGCATAGCACGGTTCACCTGAGCTTGTGTTACCTGATTAGTGTTAAGAAGGTGCTGTATTATGTCGTTCGGGTTATTGATGTTCTCAGGGATATTAAACCGCTTTGAAAGCATAGACATAGGGTTTGATCTAAAGCCCTGTATCATGCTTAATATGTTATTGCCCTGAGAAGGATTGAGCTGTTGATATAAGGGTGAAGGCATTGTATTAGTCCTCCTTCACGGTAGGTTTTCTCACGTTGCCTTTTGACAACTTCTTTACTTCTTCTTTCAACTCGTCAAACTCTTCTCGGCAAATAAACTTGTCCGTCTGAATAGGCGGGTTAATAGGCTTTACATCATCACTCTGCGCCTTCCTCTCGGTATAGTCGAATATACGCAAGGGCAGGGGCATACCGCTGTTATCTGCCGTCTTGATATACATAACTGAGTTCTCGCTATCCATAAGCAAAACAGATGTGTTAGGTGCTACCGGATAAGCCTTCGCGCCTGCTTCACCTTGCACCCACTTAATAGAATTGTCCTGTTGCTGATTGACAACTCGCATTTGCGGCTGTTCTACATTCGCCTGAGCAGGATAAGGGTTAAACTGTGCAGGCTGATAAGGGTAATAATAGTTCGGGATTGCCATGTCTTATATCTCCTTTTCAAAATAATATAAAACTATCTCGTCGCCGCTATCCCATGTGTCGTAATAATCTCCGTTTACTACCGTGACAACATGATTCTGCGTTGCAAGAACATATGTACCTGTCGGGTTGATCTCTGCAAACTTAGATACCGATATACAGTTAGGGCATACTGAATCAACCATGTGCTGACTAAACCCGTTCTTCTGCAGGAATAAGCCCCATACATAATTAGCGCTCGGCATGTCATGTA